GCTACCCGAACACGGCACTGGTCGGCGTGCAGGTGGACTCGGAGCAGTTCGGCAGCCAGCAGGTGAGCCGTAATTATCATCTTCGCGGGCGTATTCTGCAGGTGCCGTCGAACTATAACCCGCAGACGCGGCAATACAGCGGTATCTGGGACGGAACGTTAAAACCGGCATACAGCAACAACCCGGCCTGGTGTCTGTGGGATATGCTGACCCACCCGCGCTACGGCATGGGGAAACGTCTTGGTGCGGCGGATGTGGATAAATGGGCGCTGTATGTCATCGGCCAGTACTGCGACCAGCCGGTGCCGGACGGCTTTGGCGGCACGGAGCCGCGCATTACCTGTAATGCGTACCTGACCACACAGCGTAAGGCGTGGGATGTGCTCAGTGATTTCTGCTCGGCGATGCGCTGTATGCCGGTATGGAACGGGCAGACGCTGACGTTCGTGCAGGACCGACCGTCGGATAAGGTGTGGACCTATAACCGCAGTAATGTGGTGATGCCGGATGATGGCGCGCCGTTCCGCTACAGCTTCAGCGCCCTGAAGGACCGCCATAATGCCGTTGAGGTGAACTGGATTGACCCGAATAACGGCTGGGAGACGGCGACAGAGCTTGTTGAAGATACGCAGGCCATTGCCCGTTACGGCCGTAATGTCACGAAGATGGATGCCTTTGGTTGTACCAGTCGGGGGCAGGTGCACCGCGCCGGGCTGTGGCTGATTAAAACGGAACTGCTGGAAACGCAGACCGTGGACTTCAGCGTGGGTGCAGAAGGGCTTCGCCATGTACCGGGCGATGTCATTGAAATCTGTGATGATGACTATGCCGGTATCAGCACCGGCGGGCGCGTGCTGGCGGTGAACAGCCAGACCCGGACGCTGACGCTCGACCGTGAAATCACGCTGCCATCTTCCGGCACCACGCTGATAAGCCTGGTTGACGGAAGTGGCAATCCGGTCAGCGTGGAGGTTCAGTCCGTCACTGATGGCGTGAAGGTAAAAGTGAGCCGTGTTCCTGACGGCGTTGCCGAGTACAGCGTGTGGGGGCTGAAGCTGCCGATGCTGCGCCAGCGCCTGTTCCGCTGCGTGAGTATCCGTGAGAACGACGACGGCACGTATGCCATCACCGCCGTGCAGCATGTACCGGAAAAAGAGGCCATCGTGGATAACGGGGCGCACTTTGACGGCGACCAGAGCGGCACGGTGAATGGTGTCACGCCGCCAGCGGTGCAGCACCTGACCGCAGAAGTCACCGCAGACAGTGGGGAATATCAGGTGCTGGCGCGCTGGGACACGCCGAAGGTGGTGAAGGGCGTGAGCTTCCTGCTTCGCCTGACCGTGGCAGCGGACGATGGCAGTGAGCGGCTGGTCAGCACGGCCAGGACGACGGAAACTACATACCGCTTCACGCAACTGGCGCTGGGAAATTACAGGCTGACAGTCCGGGCGGTAAATGCGTGGGGACAGCAGGGCGATCCGGCATCGGTATCGTTCCGGATTGCCGCACCGGCAGCACCGTCGCGGATTGAGCTGACGCCGGGCTATTTTCAGATAACCGCCACGCCGCATTTTGCGGTTTATGATCCGACGGTACAGTTTGAGTTCTGGTTCTCGGAAAAACGGATTGCTGATATCAGGCAGGTTGAAACCAGCGCGCGTTATCTTGGTACGGCGCTGTACTGGATAGCCGCCAGTATCAATATCAAACCGGGCCATGATTATTATTTTTACGTTCGCAGTGTGAACACCGTTGGCAAATCGGCATTCGTGGAGGCTGTCGGTCGGGCGAGCGATGATGCGGAAGGTTACCTGGATTTTTTCAAAGGAGAAATCGGGAAAACACATCTGGCCCAGGAGCTGTGGACGCAGATTGATAACGGTCAGCTTGCGCCGGACCTGGCTGAAATCAGGACGTCCATTACGAATGTCAGCAATGAAATCACGCAGACCGTCAATAAAAAACTGGAAGACCAGAGTGCGGCAATCCAGCAGATACAGAAAGTTCAGGTTGATACAAATAATAACCTGAACAGCATGTGGGCCGTGAAACTGCAGCAGATGCAGGACGGACGCCTTTATATTGCGGGTATCGGAGCCGGTATTGAGAATACGCCAGCAGGTATGCAGAGTCAGGTGCTTCTGGCTGCTGACCGGATTGCGATGATTAATCCTGCGAATGGCAACACAAAGCCGATGTTTGTTGGTCAGGGCGATCAGATATTCATGAACGAAGTGTTCCTGAAATACCTGACGGCTCCCACCATTACCAGCGGCGGTAATCCTCCGGCATTTTCCCTGACACCGGACGGGCGGCTGACGGCGAAAAATGCCGATATCAGCGGTAACGTGAATGCGAACTCCGGGACGCTCAACAACGTCACGATTAACGAAAACTGTCGGGTTCTGGGAAAACTGTCCGCCAACCAGATTGAAGGCGATCTCGTTAAAACAGTGGGCAAAGCTTTCCCCCGGGACTCCCGTGCACCGGAGCGGTGGCCATCAGGGACCATTACCGTCAGGGTTTATGACGATCAGCCGTTTGACCGGCAAATTGTTATTCCGGCGGTGGCATTCAGTGGCGCTAAGCATGAGAGAGAGCATACTGATATTTACTCCTCATGCCGTCTGATAGTGCGGAAAAACGGTGCTGAAATTTATAACCGTACCGCGCTGGATAATACGCTGATTTACAGTGGTGTTATTGATATGCCTGCCGGTCACGGTCACATGACGCTGGAGTTTTCGGTGTCAGCATGGCTGGTAAATAACTGGTATCCCACAGCAAGTATCAGCGATTTGCTGGTTGTGGTGATGAAGAAAGCCACCGCAGGCATCAGTATCAGCTGAATTTTATAACCCATATACGGGCGCCAGAAATGGCGCCTTTTTTATTGCAGAAAAGCGAGAGGTAATTATGCGTAAAGTTTGTGCAGCCATTTTGTCCGCAGCCATCTGTCTGTCCGTATCCGGTGCGCCTGCATGGGCGTCTGAACATCAGTCCACACTGAGCGCGGGGTATCTTCATGCCCGTACGAACGCTCCCGGCAGCGATAATCTGAACGGGATTAACGTGAAATACCGTTATGAGTTTACGGACGCGCTGGGGCTGATTACGTCCTTCAGTTATGCCAATGCTGAGGATGAGCAAAAAACGCACTACAGCGATACCCGCTGGCATGAAGATTCCGTGCGTAACCGCTGGTTCAGCGTGATGGCGGGGCCGTCTGTGCGCGTGAATGAATGGTTCAGCGCGTATGCGATGGTGGGTGTGGCTTACAGCCGTGTGTCGACTTTCTCCGGGGATTATCTCCGCGTAACTGACAACAAGGGGAAAACGCACGATGTGCTGACCGGAAGTGATGACGGTCGCCACAGCAACACGTCTCTGGCGTGGGGGGCTGGCGTGCAGTTTAACCCGACCGAATCCGTGACCATTGACCTTGCTTATGAAGGTTCCGGTAGTGGCGACTGGCGAACGGATGCATTTATTGTTGGTATCGGATACCGTTTCTGACAACAGACGCCGATTTATCTTCTGTAAATATTGTTATGATACGCAGGTTCATCCACCTTATGGGGTGAACTGCGTTTGAGGAAACGTAAAGTTACACTGTCCTGAAGCCCGTGGCGTCACTGCTGCGGGCTTTTTTTATTGGTGGAAAAGTATGACAGTAAAAATTTCTGGCGTGCTTAAAGATGGCACAGGAAAACCAGTACAGAACTGCACCATTGTGCTGAAGGCCAGACGAACCAGCAGCACGGTGGTGGTGAACACGGTGGCCTCTGAAAATCCGGATGAAGCCGGACGTTACAGCATGGATGTTGAGCATGGTCAGTACAGCGTCACCCTGCTGGTTGAAGGTTTTCCGCCTTCACATGCCGGGACCATCACCGTGTATGAAGATTCCCGACCCGGTACGCTGAATGATTTTCTCGGTGCCATGACGGAGGATGATGCCCGTCCTGAGGCACTGCGCCGTTTTGAACTGATGGTGGAAGAGGTGGTGCGTAACGCAGAGGAGGCGAAGAAGAATGCCGGAGAGGCGGAGACGTCAGCGAGGAATGCCGGCATATCAGCCAGTCAGGCAGAAGAGAGCGC